CTATGACCTCCTTCATCTTCATCATAGAAGCAAGGGGAGCACCGTCATACTTTTGTCTTGTAAGTCTTTCTTCTTCTATGGCAAATTCAATTTTACCATCCTTTAGAAGACAACATCCTCCGTTATGTCCACGGGTGATTGCACCTATCCATTGTGTCATTTACCAAACCCTCTATTAATTTGTGGAGTAGTATCGCAGCATTTATTAGGTTGCTGTTCCTCTTCTAGTTTTAAATTACCAGAGTAAGGCTTAGACTTACCAAGTCTTTTCCTACAGCTAGTGATTACTGACTGAATATTCTCACTAGTCATCTTCATACATTCATCGTTCATCATATCCTGATAATCTTCTGCTGTCAACCTAAGAGGTTGGAATACTCTCTTACCCTCACCAATATCAATAATATCAAAGTTGCGATCCTCTGGGTATGAAATATTTACTGGGAATGTAGCACCTATAACAGTAGTCACTGTAGTATTAACAGACTTAGCAATATGTTGTCCGACACTATCACATCCTAAGAAATGATCTGCACACTCAATGATACCTGCCCATACTCTAATGTCTGCCTGTGGCCAAGCACATGGAATCATATTTGATTCAGGTGGATCAACAACAAACTGAAACTCAGACATGATGATGACACCATAATCCTTCCTTAAATTATTAATCACCTCTACTATATCTCTTTGATGGAAACTCCTTGAACTCTGATCAATAATAAATTCTCCTTGTACCTCTGCACCTCTACCAAAAGGTTGAACAACTATTACCTTATCCTTTTTAGTCTTTGCTTTGATTTGTTCTACAAGATTAATAGCATTGATTGCTTCAGTCTTAGATAGTTTAATCTTAGGAGTAGGAAGATCTCTAGGTTCATCCAACCCATTGATTTCCATGTCATATGCTTGAGCTATATTACATTTCTGATTATAATAATGCCACCTCCTATAAGGTTCAGGTGTCATACAATCTCTGTGTTTGATCTTATCTTCAAACAGATTCTTATGCCAATGATCGTAAGCATACTTATCTAAAACAGGATGACCTTTAAAGAAGTTCATCCCCCCTTCTGCTACGATAACAAAATCGTCATGGGTTTCAGCATACTTTTCTAGTGCAGGAATAGAAGCAATTACTCTACCAGCACCACCATTAATAAAAAATACTTTAGATCTCATAATAGTTATTCAGTAATTTATATAGTCACATAAAAAGAACTTGTGCTATACGATCATGATCGGTAAACATCTTTTCATTCATCCACTGCATATGCAATGTCTCTGATTCATACACAACGCATCTATTATACACCATTTCCAAACCTAAAACAACCTCCCAGTTACCTGAATCAATAGGATCATCTATCATATCAGGTTCTGGTGTAGTCTGGTATCCATGCCAAGAGTATAAGTTAGTTCCACCTTGACATTCTTCTGGAGTATTTAAATATATCACCACGCCAAAATGATTATCAAAGCAATCTTGATGAGGAAATATACTATGATCATAAGAAGATTGGTTAAGTATATTAACCATGAAACCTTGTTCTTTCCAATTAGCATCCCAATAATGATAATTGACTGGTCTACGCCACAGAGGTTCTCTAGATATACCAGTAAAAAATGGTTTTAAATTTTGAATTCTTTTATCATATTCAAACACTCTCCATCCTGGGAATGCAGCTAGAAGATCAGGGTTATCTTGAGGACTATATCTTTTAGATGATAACGCATATTCTCGTACCTCATCAGGATTCTTATAGAAATTGTCAATGATTAATGCATTTCTATTTTCATTACCTATCTTAGATACTAAGGTAATTTCAGGATCATTGATCTCGAACATATATATTCCCCGAAACAGATACTCTCTCAACATCAGGAGTTTTGAAAGGTATAACCATATGCTCCAACCAAGAAGGGAATATAAAAATATCTCCTGCCTTTGGTATGTAAAACCTCATAGGTGAAAGCATATCCTTTTCTTCACCATACCTAAAGACAATTGATCCTGGTTTAGGTCCACGATTATTCCATTGATAATATTCTTGTGGTATTTCCTCAGGAACATCCAAATATAATACAAAACTCAGCAATCCAGTATGATTGTGTAATGGATTAAAATCATTAGCTTTCTGATAGTTTACCCATAGTTCTCTAATATCCCAATCAAATGGATCAAATTTACCACCAGAATATTCAGTAAATGATTTTAAATATGTAAAGACCCAAGGATTTAATGCTTCTTGTACCCATTGCCTATCTTCATCCTTAAATGTCCACTCATCTGTCATGATGGCAGCTAACTTATGTGATGAGTTCTGTTTCTCAACACCTCTGACTGTTGCTCCTCTCTTAGATATCTCTTCTATAATAGAAGGAAGTAATTGACTTTGCCATAAATATGGTCCCCAAGTAGCTACTTGATGCTGTATCTCCTTGGGGACAAATTGTTTTTCCATTTTAAAAATCCTGTAGGTCAAAAAAATTCTGGGAAAAATTTTCCCAGAATCCTGTAACTAAAAAGTCAATTTTGTTTTAAGTTGGATCGTTTGGATAAAGATCCCCATTGATGTCACCACCAACAGCAGGGATAACTCCAAATGTTCTACCTGCTGCTACCTGATCTGGATCCATTGGCCATACGATCAAGTGTGTAGCAGTACCAATACCTGCCCAATCAGCAGGGAGATCTCTCAATCTCTGACGATATACTTTCCAAGGTGCGATAACTGCTTCTGGAGTATCGGGTGCAGCAACTCTACCATCACACTCATCAAGCATCTGGTTTCTTGTTGCTCTTACCCAATCCCATCCAAACTGTACACCTTCTGTACTAATACCAGTAGGATCACCATCATGATTGAATGCTCCATTCGACCAAGTAGATGTGGTCACATCATAATAGAATGATCTCGGATCAAATGTCTCTTGGAAGTCATGTGGATCAGCAATAGATGGGTTATCTACATCATCTGGTCCAACCTGAACTGTAATTCTAGCTCCACAATATTTCTGTCCCCATAATGCTAAAGCATGAAGTGGATACTTGCTACAATCCAACATAACCTGAACACAATCAAGAGGACAGGGTTTCTCTGCATCTTTAGAGTCAGGATCCACTGTTCTTTCACATTGTCCTGGAATTTCTTTAGACCATTCAGTTAGTAACTGTTCTGGTCCTTCGTAAGTTGCTATACCTACGGTTGTTGATGATTGTTCTTGTCCTAGCCATTCAGTTGAGCAAGGAAAAATAACTGTCTTAGTAATTTGTGCCATGTTTTGTTCAGGTTTGCTCCCTCATTTGTTATTTATACTATGACCAGTAGGTTACAACTACCAATCCACCAGCACCATATCCACCCCAACAGCAAGAACCATCAGTGTATGGTGAGTGTCCACCGCCACCTGGCCAAAGTGAATGACCTCGGCAACAACCTTGTGTTACACCATGAGAACAGTTGTCCACATTAGCAGTGTCAGCACCTCTACCCCAAGGACCAGATGCACCTGATGACCATGACCATGCTGATCCACGGCAGTACTGATTATTTCTTCTTCCTGGTGAGATACCTCTGATACCAAAGTCTGAACCGTACCAGCAAGCAGTAGTACCCCAACATCTGCAGCAATGCCATGTAGAACTACAAGAGTAGCAACCACCAGAGCACTGATGCCAACCCCATGCTCCACCAACAGCACAGAAGTTACTTAAAGTACCACCATTAACATATGATGTACATCCTCGCCTACCACAACAACCAAATCCTGTATTGAATCCACAACAAGAGCACTGACTAGAACCACCAGCACATATAGTATATGCTGTACTTCCTGAAGTAAAGTCTCCTTTGTGAGCATACTGTGTCTTAACAGCGTAAGCACCACCTCCACCACCAGGACCATTGTGACAGCAAGCAGATATACTACCTGATCCACCACCAGCAGTCAGTTCAAACCTAACAGTGAGTGCTTTACCTGGAACCGTCCAGTATAAGCAGCAACCCCCATTAGCGTGAGTCCAATAGTCGTTACTGCAAACATAGAACTGACAAGTAACAGCAGTCGAGAAACCACTAACCTGTGCTGGTCCTAACGAGTTGGCAGCAACTGCCAGTCCCCCATTAATTTGTTTATAACTTTGATAATCAGCCATTGCCTATGCCTTGTGGTGTAATAGTATTTAGAAAAATATAATAAAAAGGGAGTGATACACTCCCATCAGCGAGAATTAGATGGTGATAATTCTCCATCCTTGTGAACCATCAAAGAAGACCATTTCAAATGCTGCACCTTCGGTTGTGACTGTTAGGTCAGCAGCGTCTCCCATGATTGGGTTACCATTTCTACCAATCGTTAATGAGTTTGAATCAAATGTCTTATGTGAGTCAAAGATTCTAACGCTATCACCCTTAACAGGAGATGCAGGTAGAGTAACAGTGAATGAACCGCCTGATGTGTTAGCGAAACACTGTTGCTTGTTAGCTAGTGTGACATTAGATGTTGAAGTAACATTAGCGTAAGCACCTAGAGGCAACCAGTCTGAACCGTTGTAGAATTCTAGTCCGTTTGCATCAGTGTCGTAGCGAAGACCACCTTCGTAGAGATCAATACCAGTAGGTCTAGTAGCTTGAGTACCACGAGGAGGAACAATGATACCAGATGTACCATCCATTCTTCCACGAGTTAGGAATCCACGAACTGCTTTCTCTGTAGGACATGCAGCGTTAGAGTCTCCACCCATTGTTTCATCAGAGG